CAGATATTCGCCAGTGTCCATATAATCAGAACGGAAGGTTCTGCCTGTGGCCTCAATCCCTGGAAGAATAGCCTGTACAGTCCATTTCGTGTATTCGCGCAGTTCGAGACCTAAAGCTGTCAGGGGCAACATCATTCCTGCCGCCATCAAAAGCAACATCGCACCGCCCTGAAAGTTACCGTCTTCGCTGTAACGGTTTTTAACTTCACGCCCCATACCGCCAAGAACGGTTTTTCCGTAAGCGTAGAAGTAAGATTTCAATTGCCAAATGGCAGTGAAGTACGGGCTCGAAGCCCAACTCGGCCGTTGTGCTGGATTAGGACGAATGATTGACTCTTCAGCAAAACGGACAACCGCCTCACGAAGTTTTTCGTTACTTTTAATATCTAGGTGGTCATTTTTCTCGTCATAGGCCGCCAGTACTTCATCTCGTGTTAGCCCAAGCTCTTCAAGATACCGAGCCTCGCGAGCACCAAAATCTTTCTTGGTGGCCGTACGGATAAGGAACATGCGGCCCGCACCCGCTGCCATGATACGTGTAGCGCGTGTATACCAGTTCAGGCCTGTGTATTTGAAGAACCCAGCCATAGTTTTGCGCGCCCAATTGTTAGCGAAATCAAGTTCTCCAACTGCAATAAACATATTGTCCATCGCTTCCATTGTGATTACGCCAACATCCTGAGCAAACTGAACACGCTCGCCCGTACCAGTGAACGACTCTTGGAAGCCTGAGAACACCTCTTTGTAGAACGCCTTGATGTTGTCGTATTCCTTCAAGCGCACACCGATACCTGCAAGGTCAGTGACAGACGCAAACACGGTAAACAGCAGCGTTGTAAGTGCTGTATGCACCGCAGCAATACTGTTAAATAAACGCCACCCGCCGGACATACCTTGTCCTTTTTTACCTAACTGAGCTAAGACAGCATCTTCAATATGTTCTCGAACGTCCTCTGGCGCGCTTTCAATAAGGGATTTAATACGGGTATAACCACCTCGGCGCTCGTACTCCACTTTACGTGTAAGCTGATGGAAGTACTGGATCATCGCCATGCCAGCGGGCTGCATAAATCCTGCTTCACGGGCCGCTGCGGTAGATACTTTGGCGAGCTCTCGAGATAGAGCAGCATCCATACCAGGGGACAACCGTGCTTTTTCTTTAGCTTCTTTGATAATTTCGGCTGCTCGTTTCACAGTAATATTGCGGCGTTCAGCGAGTCTCTCAGCCTGATAACTAATCTCTTCCAGCTCTCGGCGTAGTTGCGCGTCTTCTTCTGTCTCGCCAAGCCTAATGTCTTCGCTTGATTCGTTTTCATCTACATATGAAAGTATGGCGTCGATCCGCTGTGGAGAGAGACCTGCCTCGAGTAGCAGAGTTCTAAACGCTTCTGGGTTTTCCTGAATAGCTACGAAATTCCACATACGCGGCGCGTAGTTTTGGCGTTTTTTTATCGCAAACCAGGGGCGGCCGGTCTCTGGGTTAGTGATGTACTCATCGAAAATATCCGAAAAGAGTTCGCGGACTTTTAAAGCGTTAGCCGCAACAGCGTCGCCTGCGTCTGCGCGTCTTTGAAGATCGACATCGGAAACGTCCTCATTCTGTGCAAGCTCTAAAGAGTCTTTAACTTCTGGTACTTCCCAAGCGTTCTCTTCAGCCTTTATGTTTAAACCAAATATTGCGGCTAGGCGATTGTTGAACTCTCGATTCTTTCTTCCTTTAGCTTCGTGAAAGCCGACGCCTTCTTTAGAACTAGACTTCGCGTAAAAGAACTGAGCTATCGCAGTACCCTCGGGCCCTTGCTCACGCAACCAACCGTCTACAGAGCTAAGCATTCTGCTTAACCATTTATACGAACCAGACTGAAGTATTTTTTCGGTAGTGGATTTGTAACTGTTCAGCAGCCCCGGTGCTCTGTCTTTGATTTCTTTTTGGATATCAATCGCTATCTCACGAGCGGCGTGTTGTGTAGCCCAACCTACCTCGTCGTATTCATCCACTAGCTCGCGCGTCTTACGCTTGTGCTCAGCGACCACCTGATCAAAGTAGGTCTGCACAAACGGCTGATTATCGTATGCGGTTTTAGCTTCGTTATACGCGGCGTCTGTTTCGCCTTCTTGTTTAGCACGGAAAGGCACGCCGACTTGTGCGTTCGTGGTTGTAGCCTGAGTAATCCGACCGCCAAGTATTTGGCTCACGGCCTTCATAAACTCTTTAAGTTTCTTTGCAATCTGTTTGAAGTAGGCCTTTGCGCCCGTATCGGCTTTAGCCGACTCATCTAACAAGAACACTGCCACTTGGTCTGCATAGAACTCTTCGAACCCAAGCGACATAAGTTCATCAGCGTCTGCATACTGAGAGGGTACTTCACCGCCCATCTCCTCAACGTGGCGTTGGAACGCTTCAAACAGCATCTTGCCGCGAGGTTTGTCGAGTAGTGACTGCATTTCTTCTTTGAAGAGTATGTGCCCCACCTCGTGAGCAAGCACTGTACCTACGGCGGCGTCATTGATAGTCCCGGACTGCACATCGGTGTCGTTAATAACAATGATATGCGCGTCACCCGTCGTTACCATGCGGCCGGGTACGCGAACGCCGTCTTGAGTTTCGTCCATACGAGAAATAGTTTCAGATAAAAACTCTGCGACGGGGGCGTATTTACCTTCACCTGACGTGTAAGATTGGAAGTTCGCTTTTAATTCACTTAACGTGAACACGTGTATGGGCTTGCTAAACTTGAACAAGCTCGTAGCTTTGTTTGCTATGCGGCTTGTGAGTGTGCCCAAATTACCGTTAAGAGTTACCGTCGGGGCTGTTTTACGTTTTACGCGGCGAGCCTGGCGATTAACTGCTCGTCGATTGGGTCCCATCTCTGGTCCTGCGGGATTGAGAGATGCACTACCAAGAGTACGAGCGTCAGACGCCCGCAGAGCCGCTCCGGGCATACGATCGCCTGATGTTGGCTGCATCTCGAGCAGAATGCGAGAGGGGCGTGCCTTGGTTCTTTCGGCGGGTTGCTTTTCAAGTTTCTCAAGCTCTGCCTTACGATGAAGCTCGTTAAGAAGCAACTGCTGACGTAACGCCTCGTTACGACGCTCCTCTGGAGAAATTTCTAAGTCCCTTAGCTCATTCCTTAAATCGGCTACAGTTAGTCCTGCCTCACTAGCTGTAAGTTGTAGCGCTTCAGTTTCTGATAGGCCCTCGCTTTGTAATACTGCGACTCTGTCACGTATTCTTACAAGACCCGCATCAACAGGTGCCGCTTCTGCGGACCCTGCAAAACTATCTCTGATTCTTTTAGCACGAGCATTGAACCTTTTATTAATCTGGCGTGATTTAACATCTTTGTTAGGGTCCTGCTCGCGAGCTGGGTTATATAAGTCTGCGTCCTCTTGATCAAGACCACCTTCCTGACGGAACTCCTGTTCCGCCCGATCTTCAGGATTGTTAAGGGGGTCTAAATCAAGACTATTGTCTTGAGAAACTTCTACTCGTTGACGCTCGCGGAATCTCGGGTCAGTCATCGCGAACAGGTTATCCATAATGCGGCCGTCTTGTACTTCTTGCCGTATGTCTTTTTCGCTTAGTTGAACTGTGGTTCTGCGGGGGCCTGTATCAATATCGGCGGGGTCAAACTCCGTAAACGCAGCAATCTCTGTGGCCATACGAGACTTCAAGTTTGCGCCCATGAGTTTTATATCGCGTTCGCTACGGCCTGCTGCTCGCATCTCTTCGCGGCGACGAATAAACTCATCTCTATACTTCTGTCTAATAGATCCAATATCTTCGTCAAAGTCTGCTCTAGCAAGTTGCTCATCAACTCTTTGTTGCTGTTTAGTGCCTGCCGTGCGCTCTGCATTAGTGCGCGGGTCAGGCGCCAGGAGTAGATTACCTAGTGAGTCGCTGTAGCCCTCTGAACTAACTGTCGCCTGAAGTATTGGGTTAGTGCCATTATAGCGGCCCTCTGCGTCAACGTTCGTTGCGGCTTCTGTTGCGAGTGCCTGAATATCAAGTGCTTGACCCTCAAATGATAGTGCTTTACCACGGCCCGCCAGTTCACCAAACATCCTAAGCATACCTAGTTTGAGTTGCTGTGCTCGACTTAAACCCTCACCTACCAAAGTAGCTTGATCTGCTGTGTTGACTGAAATACCTGAATTGGCAAGGAAGCCAAGCCCTACGTTTTGGTTATTAGCAGCACCTTCAAGGCCCCCAAATTCTGAATGCCCAACTACTACGCGTTGCGTCTCTAGCTCGCCAGTTTCCGGATTAGTAATTTGTTGATTTTCTACTATCTGATTTACTACTCTAAACTTAGGTAGTGTGGGTCCGACACTGCTTCCGGCGCCCCTTTGAGCTGTATTGATAGCAGACGCTGATAGCTCGGCTGCATTTGCCTCTACTTCTTGGCCCGTCTCTGGATCAATAGTTTGCCTTCTAGCGCGGCGGCGGCCTTGCTCGGTTGGGTACTCCATAATGACAACGCGTTGTTCGCCGTCGATAGTTTGGAACTCAGGGAAGTAGGTGGCGGTGTCGTTATTTTTAGTAATTAGTTCAGCTAATACTTTTAAATTAGAAGCAGAAAGCGAGCCTCTAAATTTCTCTAACACAGATGTTCCGTCGTTCTCAGTGTAGCCGCGCTGTTCATACAGTTGGTTTAACAGGTTAAACCTTCGGTTGTACTCAGCATCGTCAAGAGTTTGCTGCTTAAACTGCTCTTGCAGTGGCTGATAAGAAGCGACGGCTCGTGGTTCACGGCCACGGTCTTCTTCTGGGTTGATGTCAGAAAACGGGCCTTCAGGATCAAACGGTAGTCCTCCGGTGTCATCTGCATCAATGTTGCGGGGGTCTTGTTCGGGGTTTGCGTCAATGACGTTCTGCAACTCTTCAGCTAGTTGCATCTCACGTGCTTCGTCGTCGAAACGAGTTTTGCGATCTTCTTGAGCTTGTCGCGTATCGACTACATCAATGTTCTGGTTATCAGTAGCGATACCTTCAGCAGCTACCCTAGCCGCTGCTTCACCCTCAGCATTAGTAGCTTCTTCACTGACAACGTTTCCGTTGTCATCTGTAACTCTTACAACACGATCGACATCAACTGGCTTGGTGTTGCTGTAGCCTAAAGCAGCAACTAAAGACTCTTCAGAAGCGCCCGCAGCCAAAACTCCTTGAACTACGTCTTTATCAAACGAAACGATTGTACCTCTTCCAGGGACTCTAGCTGCATACGCAACGCGTCCTTCTCCAGGTGTTTCCACAATTTCGTTTTCTGGGAGACTGTCTAGGTTTGTTGTGCCTTCAGGTAACCAAGTAGCCGCCTTTGTAGAGCCTGAGTTAGCTGTCGCGTCAATCTGTGCGTCTAAGTCTTTTGGAGATTCAGGAGTTGGACCCGCTAACGAGTCATCACTAATGTTTGTAGTCTCTGTGTCTATATCAGCCGCTACTCTTGCATCTGTAGCGTCATCAACCATTTGATTAGCAACTTTAAAAATACCTGTAACCGACGCGCCTGCTGAACCAATAGCTTTACCACCAAAGAAGCCAGCAAACGCAGCTTGACCTAATCGAAGTTGGGCTTGCTCTGCAGTATAGTTTTCATCTGTAGCAAAGCGTTGACCAACCATAGTGCCTTCTTGGAGGACTTCAGTACCGCCTTCAATGACGCCGCTTTTTACACCTTGGGTTATAATATCTTGAGCGTACTGTTTTAACTTACTGTTTCCCGTTTTTGCGGCTCTACTTGTGGCGTGTTTAGCTAGACTCTTAAGTATAAACGCCTCACCTCCAACACCTATAGCAGCAAGAGGTACGCCAGTTAAAAGCGACTGAAGGGCTCTCGACTCATCGAGTTCTACTCCAGCTTCATCGAACTCACCAAAAGAGCCGCCAGCCATCATTGGATATTCTTGAGCAACAGCGCCTGCTATACCGCCGCGCTTTGCGGCTGTACTTGTGCCACGTAGCAGTCCATAACCTGTTTCTAAAATATCTTGTTCTTCGGGCGTCAAAAACTGTTTGCCGCCTTTAGTCCTAGCTTTTTCTGCTATGTCTTCTATGAGTTTTCTAGTTGTAGACTGTGTAACTTTGTTTAAGGCTGTTTTAGTTATGGCGCCCGTTACTGCACCGGCGAAACCTGTTCCGATGGTAGCAATCGCAGAGGGCGCTATCTGACCAGTAGCCCCCGCTATCTGTTGAAAAAATCCATATACTGTAGGTTCGTCGAGAAAAGTCTCAAAGCTCTCTACGCCTTCCATGACGTTAGACGCCATCGTTTCGGCTTCTTTGGCGTTATTTAAACGTGTCGCTACACCGTCTTCGTCTCCTAACAACGTGTTACCCAAAGCCGCAAAATAATTAAAGTCGCTCTCAAGACCTAAAGCTCCGGCCTTTACTCCGCGTTCAAAGGTACCTGCTAGGCTGCCAGGGGCTGTCACAAGACGTTCTTGAGACTCAACCGTACCAAGCATATCCATGTAGTCATCGGGGTTTGTAGTACCCTCTAAGAACCCTGAATAACGGTTGGGGTTTGAGGCTTTGTCAAAAAGATTTATAGCCGACGTAACGTCATTGGTGGTAGCCGCTTGGGTGTTTTGAACAAGCATGTTACGTGGCGCAAACTCGGCTCTTACAGAGGCTTGTAGCTGTTCGATTACATCAGGGGTCTGCATAGGTTGCTGCGGTACTGCTCGACCTGAGTTAGCCATGTCGATACTTGTCAGCAACTCTCCTGGAGTTATGTCTGTGTTCGACTCCATCTTCGCCATAGCTGCTAGTAGCGTAGCTCTAGTATTTTGATTAGACAGATCTATCTGATCGTCGGGGTTTAAACCGGTGCGCTGCGTAATAAAGTCAATATAGTTATCTGTGTCGTTTTCATTAGGTGGGGCGAAACGAGATATCGTGTCCCGAACAGTAGAGATACCTTGATTACCATATGAATTAAGGACTTTATCAGCTGCCCGATACCCGAAGCCTACATCGGTAAAACTAGAAAAACCACTGTCCTGTCCTGTTTGCCCAAGCCAGTCATTGTTTTCGTTAAACCGAATATTCAGTGGGTTTTTTGTGCGGTCGGCAAGTGCCATTTTCCCACCTCTACTGCCTGTTCGCTCTAGACGGGATGCCTATAAGGACTCGTTTAAGGTTTTGGTTAAGCTGTAAATCATCCAGGTCAACAGTAATGTCTGTCGGCGCCCCTTGATTATCTAGGAAGGTAATAGATTTCGCCAAGGTTTTACCATTAACAACCTCAGTATTAACCTTAATCCGGTCTTCCATATTACCCACTTGGAAGTAATTTGAATCGCGCGCTATCAGGTCCATAACTTTGTCAGGCCAGTTAAGCGGATTTAAAACACTACCTTGTTGTTCTTCTGCTTCCGCAGCGACGTACGGAATAAGCGCGTTTATTACTGCTCTTTGGTAAGCAGCGCGTTCGACACCTTGTATACCTGCTGCCATATTCACCAGCCTATTCATCTCTTTCGAAACTTCCGCTTTTACGCCGGGGCCCAAAATCTCGTCGTCAAATGTAAATCTGTTATCATCAGTCAAAACTTTACCAATAATACTCTGAGAAAGCTCCGTAGATTCTTCAACGGCTGTATTTGCATCTTTTTGCAGTTCACGCTGGTCCTTTTGTCTATTACGCTGTAAATTAGCGGCCTGAAGTTGTGTTGTTACACCGGTCTGTTCATCGTCAATTTGCTGACCACGTGTGTAATCCATTGCGCCGCGCTGTAAGAAATTAAGTTGTTTCTGAAATGCTTCAGCACGCTCTTGGTTCGTCTTGCCTTGCCCAACCGAAGCAATAAGCGCAACTTCTAGTTGTTTTGCGCTGGGCAACTTCCGCATATCTTCAACAGTAGTAATACCGTTCTCGTTTAGATAACGACGCATGTTAGCCATTTTATCAGGCGTAACTTCAACAGTACCTTTTTCAATTTCTGCTCTGAGCTCCGCAGCAGTAAGCGGAACAGTATCACCTGTTTTAAGCTCAGCCATAACAGTGTCCATAGATTTAGCTGACTCAAGAATACGTTCCTTAGTCTCACGAAGAAGCTTGTTCTCGATTTCTGATTTACGGGCCCGAGCTTCTTTAGTGTTAACACCGCGAAGGCTTCTTGCTTCGTTTTGCAACGCAACATAATCAGGGTGGTTCTTAATCAATTCTTTTTCAGTTCTGCTGATTTCCCCTTTTATACGGCCAACATTTCTCGCAGCTGCATTACCGCCTCTTGTACCCAATTTTGCCTCTTCAGCCGCAAGCTGCGTACGTAGTGTTTCGAGTTTTGACCGTTGTGCCGGATTAATAGTTGGTAAATCGTCTCTAGCTTTAAGCTCCGCAGCGCGCTCATCATCGGCTTTTTGAGTCTCAAGCCCAGTTATATCTACGCCAAAATCTGCAGCTATACCTCTCAAACCTTCTTCATCTGACAGGTTTACAATCCTATAGAAATTAGCCATAGCCGAGTTGTCAGCGGCTAATTTATCAGCGGCTTGGTCTAAAATAGTTTCTTGTAACAGAACTTTATTTACTTGGCCTTGCTCTCTTAAAAAACTACCTGCGTTTTCTTTACCGCCACGAGTTATACCCCGTAAATAAGTATTAGTTACTACTTGATTAAATTCATTTGGGTCTAGCTTAACAACAACATCATCGCCCTCGGCAGTTCTATTCTGAGTAAGAGGCGCTTTACGACCATCAGGCCTTGTTACAATTGCTGAATAACTGCCGTCTTCATTAACGACAATATCAGAAACTTCTGTTTGAATATTGGTACCGTTTTCATCAGTAGCTTGGTTATAAGCTGGGTCCATATTTAAAGACGCCAAAACAAGGTCAGGTCGTTCTTTCATAAGACGAGGCACATCGATCTGCGCTATTTGACCATCGCCTGTTGTATCATATGTTACATAGTTACCAGAAATATCAATCTCACCCAGCAAGTTCTGACTGCGCTGCTTTATAATGGCCTGTTGATTGACTTCATTCTGTTGAGCAGCAGCTACTCTTGCTTGAGGCGTTTGCCCGCGGCCGATGGTGTTTAGTGTCCCTAATATTGAGCTAGCAAGCTGTGACATTTCATACCCCTATATAGCGAACGCTAGAATCGCAGCAGTCCCAAGACTAGCCACTGTATTATATGTATTTGCTTTAGATGCGGCCTTAGCTTGCGTATACGCGTTCTTTAACTGAGTGGCGTTCTGCGCCGACGTTCCAAGTTGTGATTGCGACGCCCGGTTAACGCCTTGCCCAATATTAATTAAGTCAGACAATAGCCTTGTGTTTGCCTCGTCTTGAGCAATACGGGCATCGTTAACTGATTGAATACCTCCAAGCGTGCTGCCTGAAGCAAGAGCTCTATCCATCTGCTGGCTCTGAACGTTTGTCAGTTGACCACCATAACGACTTATATTTCTCTGCTGTATCCCTCGCGTTAACTCAGCCGCTTTAGGAGCATCGATACGAGCCTGGTCAATAAGACTGGTATCTGTCTGTGACTTGTTTATAGCGTCTGATTCGAAATCGCTGTACTTAGCTATAAAGTCTTCATACTCGCGACGAGTTATGTCGGCATATGTCTTATCAGGATCAGCTACTGTAGGTAGTGAACTAGCATAGCCTGCTGCAATTTGTCTTGCGGCGATGGAGCCTAGCATTGGTTGCAACATGATTTACCTCTTTCCATACAACGAGCCCGCCTGGATTCGTTGACCTAAAGTTGTAGGAAGTACCTGGTTGGGGTTGGCTCCCGGAATGGGTTGGCCGTCCGGCCCGATTTTCAGCTCAGTACCTATATTTGGAGAAAAGAAAGTGCCTCCACCAGCCATATTTTTAACGCCCTGCATACCCAATGCAGACCCGAGCTGCACAGCCGCATTGAATTTTGCGGTGGATACGTCTTGTTTCGCTTTAGCCTTAGTAAGTGCCTCAGAAGTAGCGAGTCGGGAGGCCGCGGCCATACCTTTTTGAGCATCAGCGGCTTGACCGCGCGCGGTGCCGAGTACATTTGTTTGCATCTGATTTTGAATACCCAGGCCAGAAGTATTGGCTACTCCAAGCTGCCCTTGAAGTCCTTTGGACATGTCGCTACCAGCGGAGACGTTCTGGGTTTGTTGGAACCCTATGTCATTAGTAAGCGCTTGCATGGTGTCTGCGTTTGCCCGCGCGCGAAGTGTCGTTGTCGGGTCATCTGATAAAGATTTATCCCGCATCTGGACTAAGAGAGGATCATACTTTTCTTTAAAACTGTTATATTCAGCCAACGCTACAGCAGCGTTAGTTTTGTCTGCTTCGCTTGGCTTGTAATCCTGTTGTTTGGGTTTCTTACTCATCAACCTGCCTCGTATATACTCTAGTATCTAAACTCCAACCGGAGCCTCGTAAATACGCTTCCAATGCGTTGACAGGTGTCCATACCTCTAAACGATTACACTCTAATTGTTTTGCCACATTTTCGAAAAACGGCAAATAGTTAATTACGTTGTTGCTGCCAAGTTTTTTAGCCCAGCAAACCCAAAAATGCAGCGTACGGTCCTTCGTGTACTGGTCCGTTATGACGTTTGTTATAACAAACCCATCTGAGGACACGTGTAAAAGCGCGTTTCCGTATAAACACTCTGCGTATACATCCTCGGGTCTCCAGGTCAGGCTTGGTATTTGAGCCTTAAGCTCTAACAAAGCCGGACGAATCCAATCCCATTCGTCACGAATATCCGCAATAACCGGATCAGATAAAGGATTTTCTACCTGCGTACTTACGAGTTTTACGTCCGCCATGTAGTCCTCCATATCTAACCTTTGCAACGACTGGGTTATCCGCCTGACGGCCGCGTCTTTCGGCGTAAATCAGTCCTTCGTTAAACAGCCCATTGTAGATTTGGGCTGCTGCAAGATCTGTCCAGTCCTGAGAGGGCATACGTGTCAGCCTAAACAGGGCACCATTAACAATCGTGTCTCTGTAGTCGGTCATAACACCGTCGTCGCAGGCGTTTGAAGTTTGTGTCGGTTTCAAAGCAACTCGTATTTCCACACCTTGTGAGATGGTTTCGCTCGGGACGGGTACAAGATTTACGGTCGTAAGGTTCTGCTTTATAAAATACTCGGGAGTGCCGGTATCTTTACGCCAGTTCTCTTTACGTTGCTCCAACAATCCGCTGGATACAGGCTCAAGGGGTTTACCTTCATGTGTCATCCAAACTATTCGATGTACGATCGTTCCGGTGGGTGGCTCCAAGTCGTACTCATAGATACCTGAAACCACAGTAATAGGGTCAAGCTGCACCTGATAAGCTTCTGACTTCTCGCATAGCTCTATGACTGCGGATCGAATTGAGCGTTCAGCGATTACTTCGGGGCATGCGGGAACCATCGATAGGATGTCAGGCAAAATAGTGTCGTATCTGATAGCCATTAGCCGTCTCCTCTACGTTCGATATTAGGGGTAGTGATCGTGTCGATCTGCGCCTTACCCGTAATCGCGGCGGTAAACAGGTTGTAGTGAGACGAGGCTCTCTGCGCGTTACCAGCGGCCTCGGACTCTTTCATGAACGCCATATATAAGATGTAGTTTTGGACGGCGTTGGCATACATGTCATCAACGCTAAGGTTGCCGCCTGCTGAGACAGTCGCTGGGTTCTTGGAGTAGACAATTTCTATGTAGGTGCTACCAGAAACGCCGGGGAATACGTAGTAGTTCTTAGGGTCTTGCTCGTCGTAAATATAGTTTTTAACTACGTTTGTGTGAGCAGCGTCTCCTGTAACAGCTGGGTCATGCCATGTAGGTGTCTGGGTGTCTAGAACATCTCTTGCTACAAGACGTATTGCCCGCCCGCCATTGCCACCAGAGGCAGCCGACATGTTCCGCATTACCCGAAGTAGGCGATTTCCGTCAGAAGGTATTGACTGCTTAGTGCCGGTAGCCAGCGTTACGGTAGTATTTTCGGATGTAGCATCTGGCTTGAGTAGGGCTATTTCACGTTGAGCATCATTCAGCCATTGGATGAGCTCATTTGTTTCATTCCAGCGGATACCGGCAGTGTCCTGCAGAGTCTCTTGAACTTTGTTTATAACGTCATTAACCGCTACAGCCATTGCTACCTCTATCTACGTAACGCTTCTTCCCAAGCTGCGTCGCGTTGCTCTGATGACAATGTTTTACCCGCTAACTTATTCACTACAGCAGCTTTGGGCGTATTGTCGTTTTTAAAATTACTTGGGTTACCCTCGTCCATAAGAACAACTAACTGGTCCACTAGCTCGTCAAACGAAACGTCATCAGATTCTTCGCTTTCTTCTTCGATACTCGGTTCGACGGTAGTGCCATCAACTTGTTTTGCCCCCATCGACATCGCCAAGATTGCAGCTTCTTCTGCCAGCTCTTGGGGTTCGCCAGGGAACAGTACGAATACACCACCCCAGGTGGTGGTAACTCTTATTTCTTTATCTGATAGGACCTTCATTTGATTTCCTTTCTATGAAGAAGATGCCCCCCTCCGAAGAGGGGGGACTTATACCTATTGAGCGGTATCGAGACAGATAACGCCGAAGTCCTGGACGGAGCCAGAAATATCAGAGTTGTACTTCGGCTTACGAAGACCAAAGATTTTGCCGACAGAAATACCGGCTTGGTTTTCGTAATCGAAGGTGTCTTCGACGATCTCAGGCAGACCGATATCGGCCATTGCAAGAGCCTGTGCGCCGCAGAACAGAGCACGTGCGCCGTTTACATCAGCGTTTGCACCCCATTTGTAACCAGCAGCACCAGCGTTACTGGAAGTACCAGCTGTTGCACCGGATGTGTTGAACACGTGGCGGAACTCATGAACCATCACGCCGTCAACCATCAGACTGGACGATCCAGCAAACAGACCGTTGCCTGGGCCGCGAACACCGGCGTTTCTGACGTTAGCCAGGAAGTCGGAGTCGAGTTTCAGGTCAGCCATTTGCTGTGGAGTTACGAAGAGATGGAACATCTCGTCGTTACCTGCGCCGCGGATACCACGAATGTAGTTGTCTTTGGCAAAGGCTTTGAGCTCAACAATACAACGATATGTGATCGTATCGGCGGCAGCGACCTGAGTCGTTGCAACACTTGAAGTCACAAGGTTATTCGTTGCATCCCAACGCACGTGACGTGCGCTTGTAGGAGCAGATACGTCAGAAGCAAACACCAAATCAACCAGCTCGTGGCCAGCTGAAGAAGAGGTTGTACGGAGCGCACCGTTGTTTTTGTTTGTGTAAGCAACACCAGCAAGCGTGAGGAACGCGAGTTGGTCCATACGGTCAGCCATGGCATATGCCAAAGCGTCACGTGATTGCTCACGGAAGTTCACAACCGTTTTCTGGTCGGCCATACGTCCGGCTACGCGGTTAGCGAAGCGGAGTTGGTCCAGCTCGATTGTGATGTCGAAGGCACGCAGTGCTTCTTCATTACCTTCCAGAGTGTTGTCGCCGGTAATACCGTCGCCAGTCATATCTGCAAGCAATGTGATATTCGCTTTTGTGCCTTTGTTTGATTTGGTCAGCTCTGTTACGCGCTGCACCATTGCATTTTGTCCTGCGCCAGCGAACTGGTTGATGAAGGACATATTGCGGGCCACACGCCAGAAGTCGCGTGACCATACCTGTAACTGGTCGCCCGTAAGCGTGCCGTAGTTTGTAGTAGCCATTTTAAGCTCCATAAAAGATATGTTTCACTAAATGATTGAGGTCATCCCAATCATCGACCGTCTTATTGATGGGCAGACATGCCCGTGTACCTCGTATCGTGAGGAACGTGTGACGTGCGTTTAGCGAGTTACGAGCTCGGCGTGTTTAACGCCCCGACGGGCGAATACGATGTTTATCGTGATCGATCACGACCTGATATCGCACAGGTAAGCGAAAGTAGTATTATATTAGTTAAACTAATATATCACCGCAAGCAATAACAATCAGACGATGTCTCCTCTCAGCCTGCGAAGGGTAGCTTCAGGAAGAGCATCAAACTCGTCCTCAGACAAACCACCGAAATCAACAACGTTCTCACCGCGAGAAGACGAACCTTCACCCTCTAGCTCTGGCGGTTGGGCTTCTGCCGCTTTGAGTTTCTTGGCGACTGAGGCTTTTTTCTTAGCTGTCTGTTCTGAACTTGCTGCAGCTAGGGCCGGTTGTTCAGCTTCTCCTGCAGTATCGAGGTCGCGGTCCTTAACGACGTACTTAACTGCTCTGCTAAGAGCGTCAACGGCGTCATAACCTTTAATGATAAACGCATCACGAAGTTCGACGACTTCGTTTGTATATTCCTCATTAAAATGATCGGAGTTCTGATCGAATACTGGGTAAGTTGCCTCCATATCGGCTGCGGCCTGTTGAAGAGCTGTTGCAGTCTGGGACTGTTGTACAGTTTGTCCCATCTTCTGCTCCATCTCCCAAGAAATCTGGGCTTTCTCTGCCCCACGGATTTCTTTACGGAGTGCCATAGCTTTTTCAGCTTCTCCGTCAAGGACAAGTGTTTGGTATTCGATTTCTTTTGCATCAAAATCGTACTCCTCTGGTGCTTCCTCTGGCTGTTCCGCAGCTGCCTTCATTTCTTCTACCTGTTTTTGTAGCGCTTTCTGCTTTGCTAACACTTCATCAAGGCGAGACTTAGGCACCATTGGGCTTTTTGCCTCTGGCTCTGCTTTTTCTGCGGCAAGTGGTAGCTCTTCCTCGGGCTCTTCAGAAGTTTTCGGCTCTTCTTCGGTATCACCCTCGTCAGGCTCGGTGTCATCGTCGTCGTCACCCGCTTCAGCTGTAGTTTCTTCGGTTTCTTCGGTTTCTTCGGCTTCAGCTGTAGTTTCTTCGGTTTCTTCCGCTTTTTCTGGCTCCGGTTCGGGGTCATCAAAGCTTAAACTTATGTTTTCTGGTGCCTCAAGGGGCTCTGCGCCCGGCATAACTTCAAACGAAAGCGGCTTTTCTTCAGTAGCTTCCTGGTTTTCCATGTTTTCACTCATTACGCACTCCTAAATTTGCGTTGGTTGGCCTTTTTTTGCTGCTGTACTCATGGCAGTAGTGGCCAACTTTGCCGCTGCCGATGTTTGTGCCTGTGTTTGGCGGGTGTTGTTTGTTAAATCAGCAAGTTCACGCCGCAATTGCAGGTTTTCTTGCGCCATTTGCAGCTCTTGCTGTAGTTCTGCGGCCTTCAACTGCGGTTGAACGTCTGCAATATCCTGAACTTTGGCAACATTTACCGCTGCATCGGACTGAATCTTGCGAACTTCGGCCTCAAGTTTGGCAACTTGAAGCTGTGCTTCCTGCATTGCGAGCTGTTGCTGCATCTGCATGATCTGCATCTGTTGTTCAGATGGGTCTTGACGCAGTCTCGCGGCCAATTCTGACTTCTTGGCTAAGTGCGAGTACTGCACAATCGCATCATCTGGCACTGCTACACCTGCTTGACGCAAAGCTAACGCCTCTGCGAACTGCACTTCATCGAAGGAATCGCGTGCAGGCTGCGTAGCAATCACCACGTCGTACTCACCGATGGTCAGATCGTTCACGATCTCACCGCTCGGGGTCATTTGGTTGATCACCATCTCCTCACGGGCCTCCATCGGGTCGTCATCATTAGTAATCCTAATAATTCTCTGTTCGGAGTAAAACGTTTGGACAAGATTTAGGATTTTCTCAGCGAGGTACTGACGGGTTTTCCGCAGATTGTCGAGCGGAACTTGAATCATGATCACGCCACGATTCTGTTTAGCCTGAATTGCTATACCTGAAACTTCAGCGCCGTCTGTACCGAGCATAGAGTCGTTGATACCGCTAATCGATTTAATATTTGCAGCGGCTTTCTGACTAATACGGTCGAGACCGGTCGGGATCTGGTTGGGTTGGATCTTGGAGGGAGGTGAAGATCCACGATTGTACTCCAGTACCAGACCGGTCTCTGCCCCGTGTTCTTCTAAATCTTCGGCCTGCATATTGGTTAGGGACCCAGATTCGACAACCCATCCACTATTAGCGGTGGTGTTGACGATATGCAGTTCTTGACTAGCGATTTTATTCAGCTGTTCCTGTGGTGAGAGGAGGTTCCTCACCATGCCAAATGGACGACCGCGCCGGAAGTAAGCGAAGAACGGGACAATGGTAAAATCAGAATAAGGAGAAAAGTCATCGTGTAGTACGACCTTGTCGCACGTAACTGTCCAACGAACTTTCTTTTTAGTCTTTGAAATAACGTTCAGGCCGTAGTCTTTAGCAAACTTTTTAGTCTTCCGATCAGACCATGCCTCTGGAACATCGCGTTGGTCACCCGTATTCGGGTCTACAAAACAGTCGACGCGAGTGATTTTACGATGTTGACGCTCAATAACACGTAGGGATTTGACAGTACGATATTCATCTTCGCCAGGGATGGCTGTGCCAAGATAATCATCAGACTCATCAAGGTCGCCGTAACGTGTTTCGCTGTATTCGACAGAGTCCCGACCGAAGCTGTTACCGTTCTCCGCAATAAAGCGAAGGCGGTCGGCTTGGTCTTGTCCGTACATCTCCTCGATATCATCGAGCGTCATCCAGCGAGTATAGAAGAACTCATTCCACGTCTTGGGGTCGTAGTCCTTGGCGTCAGGGTCAATAACAACGTCCAATGGATCAAGGGATTTGATTCGTACTTCGCCTTCAACGTGGTCGCTGAAGTCCATTCGTACGTCAAAATAACCACGGCCATCCATAATCAGGCCGTCAGCAAATACCTGCTGCTCAATCCAGTCTAGTTTGTTGTTATCCGCAATCTGCATGTACAACTTTGTAAGCGTGTGTGCAACTTCTTCCGACCCACCGCGACGAGGTTTGAACTTTATATCTGCTCGTCGGTTGGACTGCTCACCAAGCACTGTATTTACAGTAGGTAAAACCGTATTAATTGTTAGTGCGGGGCGACCTTCAGCGTCTAAGTTAGCAACATCCATATGGTCCCATTGCTCGCCCTGGTAAAACGCATCACACTTCTTGGCCATATCTATGTAGTCAATGTGACCATGGTCACGGGCTCGTGTGTATCGATCCCACTGATCGTGGGCTACCTTGTCTTCTTCACCGGGGGATAATCTGGGCTTCTTAGTATGTGTTGTCATGTCACGCACTCATCGCTGATTTGATCTTCACTTCTTTACCAAGATAGCGGAGTCTGTCTCTCCAGCTTGGCGGCTCAACAATACGTTCGTGGAATGTAGAAAACTCCGTCATCATCAATCCAATCCATGCCAACGCATCAACTTGGTCATCGTGGACACCGTTCGGGAAGCGCAAAAGTTCTGCCACCAACGGGCCGGTAAAAACTTCGTTACGCGGCAAGAACACCATTCCCTGCTGCATACGACCTTGAATAGCTCGAGCACGAGCTTCTTTATCGCGGCGGCCAACTTTCAAATCCTTGAAGTAAGCCTCATTGAGACCTCGCTCGCGCGTTCGCTTTTCTAGGAACGGGCCAAGCGCCATCTCGATGTGACCCTTTTCGATTCCAATAATCGAGGGCCTCCATAATTCATAACAGTCTAAAATCCGTTCGACAAGCTCAAAACCGTCGAACCGACCGCGGATGACATCGACAACGAATAAATTATCGAACTCGTCAATACCAACCACCATACCAACTGAGTAGTCATTTCTATCTCTTTTACCTATAGCTAAGTCCCACGCACAGTAATAACGCAACCTATCCTGGTCGATATCTTCTCTGTCGTAGTACTGGATCATGTCCCTTGTAAAGTAATCGCCGTCATCTGCAACTGGATTCTGCTGATACAACGCGGACCAATCTCTTGGGCCCACGGCTCGTTGTATACGCTCTAGTGCTTCTACGTCATATCGCTCTGGGTGAAGTGCTTCTCCGGCCTCGCGGAACTCTTCGTCTTCCTCCGCGATAGCGGGGTATTTCACAACCTCCCACTCGTCACCACCCTCCGACATATTCTTTAGAAGACGGCCGACCAAATCGTCGTCGTGCCAGCGGGTCATGATTACAAGAATCCCTCCGCCAGGGGCAAGACGCGTATACGCGGTGGAGGTGTACCAGTCCCATGTGCTCTCACGGTTATTTTGTGACTCTGCGTCCTCGCGGTTTTTAACAGGGTCATCAATCACTAATACATGTGCACCTTTACCGGTGATACCACCACCAACACCGGCAGCGACATAGCCACCACCAGCAGACGTTAGCCAGGCTTCCGCTGACTGCGAGTCAGGGTCCAGGCGTGTTTTGAATGTAGTCTTGAACGACGGTTCACGAAGCGTCTGCCGTACTTTACGGCTGAAGGTCATGGCCAACGCTCCAGAGTATGAACAGCTAATAAACTCATGTTGTGGGTTACGGCCTATATGCCAAGCAGGGAAACCTACACTGGCTATGGTCGACTTCCCGAGCCGAGGCGGCATCTGCAAAATGAGCCGCGGGCTCTCTTTATTTACTACAGCCTCACTAAACTTCTCGAGTCGTTGGCATATGTCTTTATGTACCCATCCCGCCATGTAGTCAGGATTGTTTCGTTCGATAAACGGCAACAACCGACGACGAGTCAAGAACCGTGATGCAAGCTCCTGTTTCGCTAGTTCTTCGGCCGTGGTCCGTTGTTCAACTTCTTGGGGCGTAGGTTGGTCTGGGTCAGGCATGGCATCCTGCATGTCAGCCACACAATACGCACAGTACCCGTCGTCTCCAGAGTAAAGTGTCTCCGGCTGATTCTTATGGCAACGTCTGCACTCAATTTGAACTACCTCAGTCAGCTTTTGGCTCCAAATGATCGATTGTTTTACCAGCAATCTCTAACAACTCTTCGTCGGTCATACGTTCAAGCTGCTTAGATCCGTTGATCTGTATATTGACCAGTGGTTTTGTTTCTTCTTTGGACAGGCCGTGCAGTTTCACAAGAGAGTCGGTGGTGTTCTTCATCTCTGTTGCGTTGGCGCTGGAGTTGTATGCTTTTAGATACATCCAATGCGCGTCGGCCAGTTCAAACCGTACTTCCTCACGATTTTGTTCACGAAAGTAATCAATAGCTTTCGCCACAGCGGGGCGTTTCTCGATGTCATAAGCTGAGCGCTCTGAATAACCGGCGGCACGCGCGGACGCTACGATGTTCATGCCACCTACGCGCGCGAGTACGTACGTCTCCTGCTGAGTCGTAAGTTCGTTTAAGTTTAGACCGGCATATCTTAGGTGTGACTGAAACTCGACGTGTGGGTCTAGCTCAGTGACATCCGTTTCTTTGGGCTGCGATTTCATATCGGACCGAATCATCTAGATTTACAAACACTGGGTAAGAGTCAGGGGGGATGTTTTCAGACATCACTTCCCACCATTCTTCAAACTCGTCTTCATTCCAGTCCATGGATTCAAACAGCGCGACTACCTTCCTGTAGTCGTACGCTACAACCTCGCCGCCGCCCAGCTGGTTACATGTACCGATGATTGCATCGTCTAGGCCGTCCAGGGCAACAACTTGGGTGGCAACTGTCATATCACAATTATTAGTCTAACTAATAGTTAGTCACAAGAGAAATCATAAATATTTTTGACCCACCAGTAGAGGGAGGCTTCATCCAGATTGTTCTTAATTATATTTACGCGAGCACAGACCAGTTGGATGTTGTCAATCGTATAACCCTCGGTGCTACGGATACGATCGATACTAGCGTTAAATTCTTTGCGTTCGC